GTGCAGGACTATCTGGTATTTGGTAACGCCTACCTGGAGAAACGCACGAACCGCTTCGGTGAAGTTATCGCCCTTGAACCGGCCCTGGCAAAATACACCCGACGCGGGTTAGACCTGGAAACCTACTGGTTTGTGCAATACGGTATGACAACACAGCCGTATCAGTTCACGAAAGGCAGCATCTTTCATCTGATGGAACCGGACATCAACCAGGAGATCTACGGCCTGCCCGGTTATCTTTCTGCCATCCCATCCGCTTTGCTCAACGAGTCCGCCACGCTGTTCCGCCGCAAGTATTACATCAACGGCAGCCATGCAGGCTTCATCATGTATATGACCGATGCCGCGCAGAATCAGGAGGATGTGAACAATCTCCGCAACGCGATGAAAAGTGCCAAAGGTCCTGGTAACTTCCGTAACCTGTTTATGTACTCTCCTAACGGCAAAAAGGACGGACTTCAGATTATCCCGTTATCAGAAGTCGCGGCGAAGGATGAGTTTCTGAATATCAAAAATGTCAGCCGCGATGACATGATGGCGGCACACCGTGTGCCGCCTCAGATGATGGGGATTATGCCTAATAATGTTGGAGGGTTTGGGGATGTAGAGAAAGCCAGTTGCGTTTTTGTTCGTAACGAATTGATACCGCTACAGAAACGGCTACAGGAACTAAATAGATGGTTGAAAGATGAAATTATCCGTTTTGCGACATACTCATTATGACGACAATATGTTCGCTGATCAGTAAAATATCAAGAAGGCCTCTTACAAGGCCTTCTTTTAGTTAGAATGCGGATTTGATTTTTTTCTCAAATGCCTCATATACAGGCTGGTTCATTTGGGCCGTTGCAGTAATAAGCTGTGAAAAATTTGATATACAATCTTTAACTTTTGTAGGACTTTTCAACCCTCCTTCAACCAGTGCAGGCAGCAACTGATTACTTAAAGCCAGACACACATCTACAATTGGCTCCCAAATACTTTCAGCCTGAGAAGGAGAGACCGTACTTCCAAACGAAACTCTAAATAAATTAGGAACGGGACGGCCCAAAAAGTTTTCCAAACATTCGGCAATAGCCGAGCACAATAAAGGTATTGAACCACGATGCCTGAGATATCCCAATTGAGCGCTATCATTTTTTGAAAGAGTATCTTTCTTTGCCAAAGCTATTTTCTTGTTCTCAATACACCGCATGAGAGAATACGCACAAACAATATGTGAAGCTTTTGTACTGTCATTAAAAATCTTAGAATAATGAGAGTCATTAGTCCAAATTGCAGATCGCTGATTATAAGCTACCGTCGGCTCTCCATGGAAACTCATCAAAGCTTGACCAACAGTATAAGAAGGCAGTAGATTAGTTTTTCGACGAATGACACTTTCAGCACCTCCTCGTCTTCCTCCATCATATTCAGCATCAGGAATAGAAGCAAATTCATTTTTAAGTCGTTTTTGAATTTTGTCTGTGCTTCTGAAATCAGATGCTTCAACTTTATTCTGACTGTTATTATACTGAATTATATTCTGAATTAGATCAGCATCCGCATCTTTGACTTTTATAAATCTAGCTTGGACTTTAACTGATTCTGGAGGTAATCGTGGCAGCGTTCCTAAAGCACCTGTTGTCTGTGCTCCATTAACTATTGACATCCCTCTGATTTCAAGATTCTTTGATGCTTCATTGAATTTATATTCATGAACCAAAACAGTTACGCCATTATTGTATGCCCAAAATTCTGATGCTGAATTTTCCGCACTGTTACGGATACCATTATTGATATTTGAATCAGATGACCTTGATCCAAGGTAGTCTCTAACATTTGCTGAAAATATTTTTAATTTATGCTTTTTGTACGCTCTAGCTAAATCTCTTCCCTGAATGGTAGTACAGAATGCATTCCAATTATCTCCTTTTATTTCATAGCCACCATCACTGACTTTAATATTGAAAATCTCATCAACCAGTATTGGTGATAGTGATTCACTATACCATTCCGTCAACTTTTCAGTGCCTACTTCCATTGCATGCACTTGTATTTTAGCATCTTCAAAATCATGTTTTAAAATAGTTGTTGCTGTCTGCTGAACCGTAATTAGCTCTTGAGCCACATTTGTTGAAGATGGTAAGTTATGAACATACCAAACGTACAGAGTTTTAATTTTCCCTTGTTTGATTGATGTCCGTATCTGTTGAGCAGAAGATTTTATTCTATCGGGTACATCATGCAAATCTCTTTGCAGAAGCCATGCTAAAGCAATATTAAGATCACTCGCTTTATTTGCTGGAGCTTCCTGTCTATCTTTGCTTGAGAAATAGCATTGAGCAAGTACAGCAAATTCTTCTTCTTCATTAATATACACAAGGTCACATTTCTTATCGTCATGTCCATCGGTAATGGACTCTGCTGCGACACTATCAATGTCATCAATTCTGAAATGTAATGCTAACGCAAACAAAGCCAGTCCATTATCACCATACGATTTCAAATCTTCTCTTGCAGAATAGGCTTGGTTCCAGGTACTCATTATCACTCCTTAGTAATAAAGTTTTAGCGAAGGTTATCTCTAAGAAGGTACATTTTCAATTCCATTTATCCCTCCAGCGCGCGCTCGTATCCCCGCCACGCCTGCCCGCTTTATGTAGTGGTTTTCATGCACCTGCATGATCTACGCAAAAGCCCGCCAGTTCTGGCGGGCCTTAGCAAAAACGATCCTCAAACGATCATGCGATCTCATGCGGCATAGACATGCACTACAGAGCTAACGCCTCGCAAGGGCTCGTTGTTCAACCTTGCTGACGCCAGAAGCAAGTTCAGACGCCAGCAACGTTTCTTAATGCAGCCAGCTGTCGTCTTCCCACACCTTCTGCATAATTTTCATCACTTGTTTTCTTTCTTCGTCCAGTTGCAGTCCGGTTAGTTCCACACCGTTAGAGCTACCTTTGCGAATGCGAATTACCGTTTTGGGATACAGGGGGCGCAGATTGCGGTAAAGCTCGGATTCAAGGGCGTCCAGGGTAGACTGGCTAATCTTCTGCTCTTTATCGATCATTATTTCAATGCGCATAAAAGTCACCTCAGCTGATGACATCCATTGAGCGGTTGTATTCGTGGGTTCTGATTTTTGCCATGAGTTCATCAGTCAATTCAGAAACCCACTGCAGAGCCAGCCCCTTCTCTTCATCACTACACTCACTAGCCGCTACAAGCTTAAGAAAAAAATCAATGCGCTGGAGCTTCAAAGACTCCAAAAAATAGTCCTGCATCTTTCCTCCTATGACACCACACGCAACACTGTATGCATAACCACTGTTTATATTTACAGTATATAATAATCTTACTGATGTAAAACGTTTTTTTACGTTCATCAGCCTGATATGCCTGGTATTATTAAGAGCACGAATTGTTAATCCGCGTAATTAATACAGGTTCCGCCACTGATCATCTTCCTGCAAACGCTGGTTCCGATAGAAGATACGCAGGCCTGCTCCTGACGGAATACTGCCTCCGCGAAGGAGTAAATCGACCTCTTTCTCGCTGCCATCAAATCCTCTGGACTTCAGCTCATACACGAGCTGCAGTCGCTGATGGTCTGTAATTCGCTGTTTGTAGTCTTTACGCCGTTTCGGTTTCACCAGGCGTAACCTTGCTGCCAGTTCCCGGCGCTCTTTTTTGCTCATACTGTGCAGGTAATCGTGCAACTCCTTGTCATCCATGCTGGTAATGTCCGTTCTGGGGTCCCCATTAGCTGATTTATCTTTCTCCTGTTGGTTCAAATTTTCAGCAAGGGGACAGTTATTGCCACGAGTCCAAGGGGCGCAAGCGCCCTGGTCGGCTGCCGCCTCCTGAACGTCAACGGCCTTACGAACCATTTTCCACTTCACGGCATGAGTGCAGATCTTGCCCTCTGCAATAGGTGACCAGATGCCATAAATACGAATGCCGTGATCGCCATAGGCGGTCGGCTCTTCGTTGATTTCATAAGCAGTTCTGATGAGGTGATATTTACGGGGAACCAGTACGCCGCCCTGCTTCATGATGTAGGTGGCAAAACAACCAGCATCAGCAGCAGCCAGGATTGCATCAAGGCGCGGGTTATCCAGTACCGGCGCACCTGCTTTTTTGTCACCCTGTTGCCTTGCCGCCTGACCAGCCAGCAATCGCAGTTCACGGTAAGCCTGACGCCCCGGAATGCCAAAGAAGCGGAATTGCTGAACACGATGCAGAGACGCCCAGGCATTCACGTATTCAGCGTTATCACGCAGGGATTTACCCGTTTCCTTGCTGATCTCGCCAGCCAGACCACGCCCGTCAATGTTCTTACTGATATATTTCGCGATGTAGCTTGTCGGCGTTCCTTTGCGCGGGTTAATCAACTCAGACTTAAAGCGTGGTCCCGTGTTATTCCCCAGCTCCTCGCGGTCTTCACGAATGGCAAACTTACGCAACAAAGCAGTAATGGCGCGGCGATCTTTTTTGCGCATAAAACACAACAGGTGCCAGTGAACTGTACCGTCATGATGCGGCTCAGCCACCCGCACGCCATACCAGCGCAATCCGGCTTTGTGCATCGCCTTACGAAATGCAGCAAACATGCCAACCAGATAATCACTGCTTTGTCTTACCGTCGCATTTGTCCAGGTCGGGTTGGGCCTGCCGTTATTTAGCGTGGAATGGAAACGTGACGGACAGGTGATGGTGTAGAAAACGGCGCAGTCACCGCGCATTTCCGCGATAAGCTCCAGGCCTTTAACACAGGCCATCATCTCATTGCGGCGATGCGCAGGGTTGCTGCTGCTGGCGTTTACCACATCCTCCATGTCCAGCGTGTCGCCGTCTTCGTTCACCAGTTCATGAGAACGGAAAAACTCCAGCGACTTACGGCGCTGCTCACGTTTATGCATCACGGCTTCATAGCTGACATAGGGAGATGCTTTTTTGCTGACCAGACAGACAGCACGCAACTGCTCTTCCCGCCATTCGCAACGCATCTTCCATAATTTTCGATACCACCAGTCGGCGCACAGCATACGCGCCAGCGAACCCGGAATGAGTTCATAGGGCACAGGTTTGCGGCGGTTTCTTTTCCGGCGGAGTTGCTCAAACGCAGGCGGTATGACATCCAGTCGCAGGGTTTCTGCTGCCACCTTTTCCCATGTCTTGCGGATTTCTTCCGGCTTAACATCATCGGAGGCGTACAAATCACCACAAGCGGCATCAAGACACATGCTCATATGCGCAGCGACAAGGGTGGACAGGCGTTTCACCTGATCCTGACTCATTTCAGGCAGGATCAGCAGACCGTCCAGCCCTTCATGGCTTGCCATAAAACGAAAAGATGCAGATAGCTGGCTGTCGCGTACATGCTCCAGTCGTTCCAGGCATGGCTTAATCGTCTCACGCAAATAGCGGGAATAAGCCTTTGGCCTGCCCAGGTTGCTGAAGTATTTAATACGTTGCATCAGCGGCTTGCTGATATGGGAAGGCTGGGCGTTGACATCCGCCAGAATGACCATGTCTGGATTAAAACGCTGCTGCTCATGCGCCAGCTTTGCCCGGCTAATTAGCTTATCCTGCTCCATTTCGCGCTGGACAGGATCACGGGATTCATTAAAGAAATAACGCTCCCAGACCTGATCACTCAGTGCCTCGCGGCGCAGTTGTTCCTGCTCGTTATCGGCAGCGTACAGAGTGATCAGGTTTGAAAGCGCAGAAACCGGCGCAACTTCCGCCGGGTCCAGATAAGGGTTAATGGCCTTTTTCGGGCTGTTCCATGAGAATGCTGCGGCAGCCTCGTTAAAGCCGCAGCAGTTGTTCATATCGGCATGACTCATGCACGTACTCCGTACACGGCAGAACTGTCCACGCCACGCGAATAATCAAATCCCACCCAGCAGCGCGGCCCGGAAACAGCAATGATTTCTGTTGCTGATTTACCCTCTCCAGCTGCCACACCGATGTTGCGTTTTGCCTTGATGTAGTGGTGAGTAAAATTGCGATACAGCGAACGGATCAGGGATGTGTCACTGTTAGAAACAATGACCGGATGTCCTTCTGATGACCGATGTTCAAGAACGGATGCCAGGTGATACTGGTCATCTTCAGTGAAGCCGTCAGTGTGATAACCGGAAAACGTGCCGTCATACGGCGGATCGCAATACACCACATCCCCCGCCTTCAACATCGCCAGCGTTTCATCAAAGCTGGCGCAGATAAACGTTGCCCGCTGGGCTTTTTCTGCAAATGCGCGAATTTCTTTTTCAGGGAAATACGGATTTTTATAATTACCGTAGGGAATGTTGAAATGCCCGCTCTTGTTATAGCGACATAAACCACGGTAACCGTGACGATTGAGATACAGGAAATATACCGCTTTCATGAAATCAGTAATTTCAGTGGAGTAATTAAACTCCTGCCTTATGTTGTAATAAGCCACCTCCCTGTTTGCGATCTCAAATAAAACTCTGGCGCGAGATATAAACGATTCACAATCAGCGGCAACCTTTTTATAGAGGTTGATTAAATCAGGATTAATATCCGCAACCAGATAGCTGGGGTAATCCGTCTCCATCATCACAGCACAGGAACCCGCGAAAGGTTCAACCAGTCGCGGGCCAGCAGGAAGGTGTTTTTTCAGTTCGGACATAATGGCGGTTTTATTTCCCGCCCATTTCAGGATGGTGCTCATACAGCACCTCCGTTGTAATGTTTGCCTTTCAGCTCTGCGATTTCCTGACAGGTAATGCAAAGCTGCACACCTGGAATGGCGCGGCGGCGTGCTGGCGGAATTGGCGCTTCACACTCAATGCAAAGCACGCGGGACACGCCCGGCGTTTTGGCACGGGCAGCACGAATATGGCGCTGGCGTTCTTCTTCAACGCGCTGCTGTACAAGATCCATTGCATCAGCCATTAGTGGATCTCCTGTGCTTCGTTCTGGATTGCTTCAGCAGTTACACGCAGTAGTTCTGCTGCTTCGACGTGGTTTAGCTGGCGGGATGTGATATGACACGCCAGGCTATCAAGGCGAGCTGCCATTGCTTCAGCCCTTGCCCGGCGTTCTTCCAGACGAGCCTCTGTCAGTAAAATATTAAGCCCTGCATCATCCGGTCCGGTTTTAGTCGTGAGGGTTTCAATATTACGCATAATCAATTCTCCTGAATTTAGATAAAGGGATACCCGGCGGGTTTACGCCATTAATTTCATTAGTTGGTTAATTCGGCATGGTTAGCCGTCTGGGAAATAAGCTCACCACTGCACGAAAATGATTCATTGCTTTAATCAACTCCCGCTTTTCGTCAGTGGTCAGCTCATTAATGCTGATGCTATGACGTTCAGCTGGAATTTTTGCCATAAAGAATATAGCAGCCAGTGCCCGTTTATTTTGTTCGTTATTGATATCCCGGGGATCACGCATATCTTTAATAAACCGCTCAAGCTCTGACTCAATATTCAGGCCAAATACTTTCGCCCTTAACTCCGCAATATGGTTAAGTCCATTCAGGCGTTCACCGGGGCTTAATGGAACAGTCGCCGCAGCGCCTTCAATAGCCATTTGTTCCCCCGTTTTTTCGTAGATAGTTCTGCCAGCAATTCATCTTGTGAACGGCACGGATGCCAGCGTTTACCATCCTCCCCCATGATCCAGCCGTGACCGTAGTGCATTGCCGGGCTTTGTTTTACCAGCAGCGATGCAAATGATGGTTCTTTCGTCAGCATAAGCACCTCACAGCAAACCGAATGACGCACCGAGGCCAGTTACAGTATCAACTGCACTTGCCATCGCAGGATTAGCCTGTAAACGGGCCTGCAATGAAACAGCCGCCAGCGCCATCAGTCGTGTTACAGAGTTAATGCTGCTGATAGCATCACGACGACCTGCACTGGTTTTTACATCGCCAGATACCGCACCTGCAGCAACACGCCCGATCTCTGCAGTTGCACTCATGACGTAATGCGGCAGTTTCTCTTTTGCCACCTCATTAATCGGAACACATGGCAGACAATGAATCTGTGCCAGAAAACCGTCTACCAACGTTGAATCTTCAGTCAGATCGGTAAGCAACCAGATTTCTGGTGCGGTGAGCTGATGCGGTTGATCTGGATTGAGTTTGTTTCGCAGTGTCTGAACATTCATTCCTGCACGTTCTGCCAGCTTTGCCATATTGTGACGTAGTGCAAAAGCTCTACAGGCTTCATCAAAATGCGGATGTTTGGAAATCTTGTAATCAAACATGCTGCCCCCTTAGAAAGTTCTCATAATTGAACTTAGTCACCAACGATGACATTAAAGTTGAAATTGGATTGGCCCATGTTTTTCCTGACTTGTTCCTTTTTGTACTCAAGGTAACGTATACATACTCTGTCTTTCGGTTTTTCTTTTCTTTCCAAGAATTTAGCGAGTTTACCATTATGAATCATTTGATATACCGAACCGCGAGAGCGGCCTTCCCATTCCGCGAACTCAGCTGGTGTCGCCATCACTTTTGGTACACGAATTGAAATGTCGTTGCTCATAGTGCAGTATCTCTCGATTAAGGTTTGGTTTACGTCGTTTTATCTTGTTTTATTTGATTCAATATTTGATACACCAAGATACTACGATCCAATATTTGATACGTCAACAGGATTAAAAAATGATACAAGTAAAAGCTGGCGAGAATACAGGGGGAAGAGAGGCTATCCATAGGCTAATGGCAGCCTATGATTTCAAGTCCAGACAGCAACTTTGCGATCACTTGGGTGCATCAAAAAGCACTATGGCAAACAGATACTTAAGAGATAGTTTTCCTGCAGAATGGGTGATTCAGTGCGCTTTGGAAACAGGAGTTTCTTTACTGTGGCTAACTACCGGACAGGGCGATCCAGGTTCAAACATTGACCCTAAAAAAAATATCAATTCCGTGAACTCTAGCAAAGTTAAACCTCTTTCGGAGCTTGTATCTCCTGAAATTGACAAGGCAACTCTCAACGGAGGTTTGCTGATCGATGCTGGAAAAGCAATCATTGATAGCAGCATACTCCCCTCAGACTCAAGCAACCTGCTGCTGGTGACTACTTCTGGTGATTCTTATTTAATAGATCGCAACCAAACACCACCAGTAAATGGTACGTGGTTAGTGGACATCGACGGGATAAAAAGCATTGTAAAATTGACACGACTCCCGGGAAACAGATTAGTAGTGCATCAGGATGATTCATCGTTTGAGTGCGAACTGGATGACATTGAGGTAATAGGCCGCGCACTGAAAATCATTAAGAGCCTTTGATATGACCATCAGAAAACAGCCGAACGGAAAGTGGTTATGTGAATGCTACCCAAACGGGCGAGATGGCAAACGCGTACGCAAACAATTTGCGACGAAAGGCGAAGCCATTGCGTTTGAGAATTTCACCATGGACGAGGTAAACAAGAAACCTTGGCTGGGAGAAAAGGAAGATCGGCGACACCTATCAGAATTAATTGAGCTGTGGTATTCCCTGTATGGTCAAACACTCGCAGACCCCAAGCGACTCATGGCGAAACTTGGAATTATCTGTAATGGTCTGGGCGATCCCATCGCTTCAGAGCTGACTGCCGGTGACTTTACGAAATACCGCGAAGCACGGCTAAAAGGTGAAGTGCGAAATGAAGATGGCACGCTGATGTCGCCCGTTAAGCCCCGCACGGTAAACCTTGAACAGCGCAATCTATCATCTGTGTTCGGTACATTAAAAAAACTAGGACACTGGTCAGCACCAAACCCGCTGGCAGGACTTCCGACCTTCAAAATTGCCGAAGGTGAGCTGGCTTTTCTTTCCACGGACGAAATCAAGCGCCTGTTGGCGGCATGTGCTGAATCTCAAAGCCCTAGCTTACTAATGATTGCAAAAATATGTCTGGCTACTGGCGCACGGTGGAGTGAAGCCGAAAATCTGCAGGGCCATCAAATATCGAAATACCGAATTACTTATACAAAAACAAAAGGCAAGAAAAACCGTACTGTGCCGATATCTCAGGATCTGTATGATGAACTCCCCAAAAACAGAGGAAAGTTATTCACGCCATGCAGAAAAGCCTTTGAGCGGGCAGTAAAGCGGGCCGGTATTGACCTACCGGAGGGCCAATGCACCCACGTGCTTCGCCATACATTCGCCAGTCACTTTATGATGAACGGCGGAAACATACTGGTACTGCGTGATATTTTGGGTCATGCCGATATAAAAATGACCATGATTTACGCCCACTTTTCGCCCGATCACCTTGAAGACGCGGTGACTAAAAATCCTCTTTATAATTTGTAGTGGAGACCTATTGTGATTCAAAAATTAGATATTCAATCTGATGCGGTTGCAAAGTTAAGAATGGATGCTATTCGTTCAGAAATCCAAGGTTATTCCCCTGATTTATTTATCGAATTCTGTATGCAATATAACTTACAAAAATTTGAAGATAATATCCACATGTTACGACACATGCCTTGGATTGTTAATTTATGTCTAAAGTGGTCTGCGTCAGTAACTGGCAAGAATAAAAAATTCAAAATCCTCGATAAAAATCAAGCAATAAAACTCTTCCAAAAAACTTATGAAACCTTGAACATTATTCCTATCGGTCTTGAGAGGAAGAATGGCATGCATTTCTTCATTAGAAATAATCTATACCAACAAGGAATCTACCAGAAAATTGACGCTCTAAACACAATTAGCAGACAAGTCTTTCTATTTTCAGAACTTGAAAAAAACCATAAAATAAAGACAAGTTTTTTTACTATCACGAATGTATCTATCGAAGACTTTCTTAAGCTATCTTACATATTAATAACTCACATAACAGAAGAGCATCCCGTGAGAAAAATGAATGTAGATACATTTACTATATTATTTGACATCATTCCTAGAAATACCATTGAGAAATTTCTTGATGCAATATCAATAAATTACAATGAACTATCTACATTTTGCAAATCAAAAACCTATGATAAACCTTTGCTTGAATACTACTCATCATCACCTTTTCTTGAAAAACCATTAATAAAAAAAGGTTCAGAGTATTTTCAGATACACACACAACTGACTTCAACAAGCATACAGACGTTCATATATGATCTTTTAAGAAGAACTGATGCCGAGAAGTTCATGGATAGCTTTGGAAATGTATTTGAAAATGCACTGGAATTAATACTAAAAGAAAGCGAAATTGATTTTCATAACGAAAAATACCTTAAAGAACGACTACCTAAAGATAATAAAGTAGTTGATTATTTCATTCCACATACTGAGGCAAATATTTTCATTGATGCTAAAGGCGTTGAGATACACCAAAAAGGCATGGTAACATTACGCCCTGAGGATATTGCAGGAAAAATAAAGAAATCGGTATTAAAAGCAATCGAACAATCTCACGAAGTTAATCGAGAAATATACTCTAATGAGCGAATAATAGCTCCATTCAGGGCTAACTCATATATCATTTGCATTACATATAAAAACCTTTTCTTAGGCAATGGTAGTATCCTAGCTAATACTTATGCTAAAGATGAGATGAATAAGATATATGACAAGTTTAAACATAACTATCATATCCCTACAGAGAATATTTTTTGTCTATCATTTGAAGAGTTTGAATATCTCATTGCATCATGCAAAAGGTTTAAAATTCCGCCTCATGAAGTCTTGCAATCTGCAGTTGAAAAGAACAAAAAACCATCAAGTGCTGCTTTCCTATTTTCCCACCATATAGAGGACTATTTTGATAGAGTAGTCAATTCAGTCATAGTCAATGAGGCAGGCATTAAAATGGTAGATTCTATTATCAATAAATTAAAGCCTGAATAAGTCTCCCAAGCAAAACCAGTGGCGGCATTTTGGCGGCAGAGCATTAAAAATGCGTAAAACAGACAAACACAAAATAATACTAACACACTGATTTTAAACATAAGTTCATGTTTTTGTTATAGTAAAAATGGTATGTAGGAATTTCGGACGCGGGTTCAACTCCCGCCAGCCCACCAATCATGATTGGACGGTATAAGGACAACACCAATAAAAACAGGAAGTTAGCAGTCTCAGCAGGACACCGACCAGACGGTGAAGAGACATAAAAGGATACGCAAAGGAGCCGCGGCTCCTGGTGACATGAAAGCCCACAGATGTGGGCTTTTTCGTTGATGGTCAGAACGACCAGTTCACACCAGCTACCCCGTTCCACGGGGATTCCACACCGGCACCATGGCTATACCCCACCCCAAGATGCCCGCTTAACGTACTGCTGAATGAGGCTTTAATACCTGCCTGGTATATTCCACGTCTGCCCGACAAATCATTGACGAAATTACCGTCACTATTCACTTTCACCCGGTTATCATCGACAAATTCTTTGCGCACAGCCGCCTTCAGCCACGGCTCAACTTCCATACCGTTCCCCAGACGCATGTTGTAACTCAGCGTTGCACCCAGTTCACGATATAAACTGCGGGTATCGACTGATTTCGATTCCATGCCATTGGATAAATGATATTCAGGGTTATCAGCGGTGAACCCCCGTTAACGATGCATACGGCGTCAGGTTCCAGTTACCATCGGTAAATCGCATCCCGGTTTCAATGTGACCGCCCAGCCCGTTGCTGCGATAACTGCCGTTGGCGGCTCCACCGCTGCTCATTTTACCGGCTACGTTACTTTCAAAGCGGTTCAGCTTCACGATACCGTCCAGATAGAAACCACTTTCATGTTCCCAGCTGGCATAGCCCCCCAGAGAATAACTGCCCACACTGCCATGCCCTCCACGATCAAAACCGATATGTGAATGGGAATAACCCATAAAAGCGCCCAGCGTCGCAATCCCCTCAGGAATATCATTACGGCTATCGATCCCCACCGTCATTCCGGTCAGCGTCTGCTCAAACCCGGCACCCGCATCGGTGGTGACATTATTACGGGTGTTATACGTCGTCCCCCAGACATTATTGTTGTGTGGACTCGCTTTCATTATGTTCAACCGCTCGCGAATACTGTTTAGCTCAGCATCAAAGACCAACGGTAATGTTGCTGCCATATTGAGTACGGCTGCTGTAGAAGGCGTGATGCGTTTCTCCGGGACGGGTGTCGGCGTTGGAGCGGGAGTCGGGTCTGGTTTCGGATCCGGTTTTGGGTCTGGTTTTGGATCCGGTTTCGGATTTGGGTTGGGGTCCGGGTTGGGTTTGACATCATTGGTCAGGTTCCAGTTGCTGTTGCCGTCGCTTTTCAGGACATACTCATAGGTCCCAAGATCAACGAAACCGCCGGTATTACCCAGCGTAAACGAAGCATCCCCTCCCCCTGTTTTCACCAGCGTCATCGCGTCGTCAGACTGAGGGCTGACGCCGGTATCCTGAACAAAGATTTTAAAATTGCCAGTGGCGTTGTTGTTGACGACCAGTTGATCGCCCCGGGAGCCTGCAACGTTGGTATGCAGGTAGAAATTACCGCTGCCGGAAAGTTCACTGGTGGTCAGCGTATTGTAGATACCGTTAGTTGTGGCAGGCGCTGCTGTTTGTGCTGATAAATAAACATCACCGTCGTTGAGGAGTAAACTGTTTACTCTATATTCGCAGTTGCTGGTGCCTGCACAGGAATTATTGCTGTTAAGCCAGACACTGCCCCGACTGGCAGCCGTCAGGTCGGCAAGCGTCGTATCGACGCCATTTCCGATAGTTAATGTCGCGCTATCGGTAATCCGGACCACCCCTTCAAGTTTAACTGACGTAACATTATCCCGTGGCGTCATTAACGACAGGCTTCCTGTCGCGCCACTGACCGATGCATCCGCCAGCGTACCTGCGTAGACGATTGCCGTCCCGCCAGCGATCAGTAGATCTTCTGCCCGGGCCAGAGCCTGAAACTCATCTTTTGACCGACCAAGGGTATATTGCCCACCGGAATTAACCTTTGTGGCGAAGTCCTGACCCAGGTTTTGCATTGCCCCACCGTTGCCAACCGTGGAATCGCGAGCTTCGGTACCTGCTAATACCAATAAATTACCGCCATTTTCCAGCAGCACATTGGTCGCTAAATTTCCGGCAATGGAAAAGGTGCCGTACTGGTGAGTACCGCTGATTTCAATACCGTTAGCCGTGCTCGTCTGGAGAGCGGCACCGCTGTTCTGGATGATATCTGTCGCTTTGCCATTATCGTTGACTGTCAGCGTACCGCCTTCATTAATCGTTGTTTTTACTGCCTCACCGTTAGCCGAAACTGTTTGTATTCCGCC